CACCATCACCATGCTCTTTTAGATATCGGTCAATGCTATTTTTGAAAATCTCAATCCGTAAATTATCATCGTCACAAATCGCAATTTTCATGTAAATCATTCCCTTGTAAACATTGTTTTCGCCATTTGCAAAAAAAAGTGTTTAAATATGTTATTTTTATTATAGCATCGTTAAATTTAGTTGTAAATAGACGTTTTGAGGTGATTTATGAAATGAAAATAATCAAAAATATACTAATTATAATAGGAGCTGTGCTTTTGCTTAATTACATTGTTTATTTACCAATGTGTGTAGACGATTATATCCGTGAAGAGTCGGAAGTGTATTCTGTCCAAAATGCGTACAGATCTTCTACCCTACATAAGAATAGTGCCCATGAAATAAAGCAGACCATGCCGCCGTTTTTATTCGCCCTGCCACTAAACAGAAAAGACTATATCTTTGATGTTACGAATAATTTCTATGCAATCATAAACATATCGGTGTATATCTGGCAGTTGCCAAGGGCAAACATTAGTGATATAATGGCATGAAACGAACTAATGTTCGGTTCTATTTCCCACAGCCGGACATATACTGTAGTGTAAGTAGTAGTTGCGACAGGGAGGGTTATTTATGGACTATAAAGAAAAAATAATTAAACTTTTAGAAAAGATGGACTCCAGAAAATTAAAGATAATTTATCATTTTGTTCGTGGTATCTTATAAAAAGAGAGCAGGTGTTATTCCTGCTCTTTTTTGTTTTGAAGCAAATTTGCAATTTTTTCAAGTGTTTCCCAATCAGATTCATCTAATGATGAAAGCATGGCAATAAACCTTTTTTTGAACGTTTCAGATTCGTTTTCAAAAGTTCTTCCAACAAACTCGGAAATTTGAGCATCTCTTAAATCATCACATTCTTTATCGCCAGTCCCGTACATAAGCCATTCCATATTAATTCCAAATTCTTTGCAAATCAGCTTATATATAGGTTCTTTCTGGTCAGGACGTTTCAATCTATCATATTCTATATTGACAATAGCGTTTTCGCTAGTGCCGAGAACCTCTCCGAATTTTCTTCGGGACATGTGATGTTCTTCTCTGATAGATCGGATCCTTTCTCCTATCGTTTCCAACATTGTTCCTCCTTTCTTAATATGAAGTATACCATTATTACGCTTGTTGGTCAACAAGAAAAATTGAAAATAATTTGATAAAACATGTTGACAAACAAGAATGTAAGTGCTATTATTTGTTCATCAACAAAAACAAGGAGGTGAAAACAACGAGCCAAATAAAAAAGTTTTTCCACTGGTATTTTTTCGAGCCAAGGAAAACGTTGCTGGAATGGTTTATCGGAAAATTCCCAAACTTTCCATTATATGTATCAATAGTGTCTTTACTGTTGATAATATTTCGTCCAGAAGTGGAATCTTGTATACGTCATATCCAGCAAATAGGGCAACGGTTGATATTGCTGCTGGGATTATAAATCTAACTCGTTCTTTACGCTTGATTCGAAAGTACATTTTGCAATTTCGGTTCACGGTATAAACTCCGTGATCTCGATCAAGCAGACCTAGGCGGTTCAGATAGTCTAGTGTCTGGTATCTAAAGAAACGATTAGATTTGATAATCGGCAACAAGTGGAGAGTTATTCGCTCACTAAAGGATAACTCAATGTTAGAAAAGTCAATATTTTTCATTTTAATCTCCTCTCATAGGAGAGTATATCACAAGAAAGGAGTGAGTGCATGTCTGAAAAAGAAAAAAAGATTCTTGAATCAATAACCAAGGCAGTTCCTAATATGTCGGAATTTGACAAGGGGTATTTCCTTGGGGTCGGCGAAACAATTGCAAAATACAAGAATCCCGATAAAACTGACAAGTTTCTTGAACCGAATATTCCAGAACGAAAGGAGTAAAAAACATGAAACGCCATCCGATTATGGAATATGTGATTCCAGCAATTGTAGCAATTGTGGCAACAGTTTTAATCCGTTTAGTGCTAGGGTGGTAAGAATTGAAGCAATAATGAAAGGAGTAAATATATGAGCGAAGTTGATGCTTACATCAAGGAAAATACAAGGAGGAAAACCAATCAATGAAAAAATTCGAACTGACAGCAGAGTCAAAAATCAACATCTTTGGAAAGAAGCTTTTCCGTATCAAGGCGCTTATATCATTTGGAGATGTAGAAGAGGGAGAAACTGGTGGGTGGATTGAGAAAGAGGAAAACCTTGAACAGTCCTCCGGCGATGCATGGGTCTCCGGCGATGCAGAGGTCTCCGGCGATGCAAGGGTCTACGGCAATGCAAGGGTCTCCGGCGATGCAAGGGTCTCCGGCGATGCAGAGGTCTACGGCAATGCATGGGTCTCCGGCGATGCAGAGGTCTACGGCAATGCAAGGGTCTCCGGCGATGCAAGGGTCTCCGGCGATGCAGAGGTCTACGGCAATGCATGGGTCTCCGGCGATGCATGGGTCTACGGCAATGCAAGGGTCTCCGGCGATGCATGGGTCTACGGCAATGCAAGGGTCTACGGCGATGCAGAGGTCTACGGCGATGCAAGGGTCTCCGGCGATGCAGAGGTCTACGGCAATGCAGACTATACAACCATTCATGGTTTCGGCACTCAGTTCCGTACAACTACATTCTTTCAGTGCGAAGATAAGCAGATCAGAGTATCTTGCGGTTGTTTCTTAGGAACAATTCCAGAGTTCCGCGAACAGGTAAAAAATACCAGAGAGGGCAAAATTGTGGAAGAGTACCTTATGATTGCCGACCTGATGGAAAAGCATTTTGTAAAAGAAAAAGAAAGTGGTGAATAATTATGACCCCAGAAGGAGTAAACCTTTACGTCAAAGAAAATGCAGAAGTTCATCAGTTCGCTGCAGAGGTTGCAAGAATCATATCAGGCATTCCACAGATGCCGGAATTCTCGTCAGAAATTCTGACCGTAGCCGACGCGAGCCAATTGATCGGACTTCCTGTTACAGCAATCCGGGCAGGGATTGTGTATGGATGGTTGCCAATTGGTGTGGCTGTGCAGAATAACAAGCCAGCAAAAAGCCTTTCCGGTGGACGAATCACATACATCATAAGCCCTAGGAAAGTCTATGAAGTGACCGGACACGTCTGGAAAGGCAAAGAGGCTCTCAATAAGTGAGTGCCCCGGAGGGAGCTGAAACCTCCACCCCGGAGCTTTGAACCCACTAAAATACCTTAGTGGATAGATACATTATAGTTCTCTATCTGCTAATTGTAAAGACAAATAAGAAAAAATAAGGAGAAATTAGCTAGATATGAGCGAAATTAGAAACGAAAACCAGCCAACATGGGCTGACATCGAAGTAGCACTTGCGACTGAAATTGTCGAAGAAAGTAAGAAGAGATCAAGAAAATGGTTCACGGCATGGATTGTAACAGTCGCCGCACTGGTAGCGAGTAATCTTGTGTGGATTCTTGGAGGAATTGAAAAATGAATAAGGTTCGCGTAAGGGAAATACTTATGGCGATCACTATAGGAATTCTGGTGACGTTCCTACCGTGTTGGGAGTGGTCAGGAGTACTTGACAGAATCATGGCGGCAGTGGTTATGAGCCTGATTCTGATAGGAAATTTATGAAAAGGAGAAAAAATGAACGAGGAGAAAATCAAGGAATTATTTGAATTGTGCCTGAGAGTTTCAAGTGAAACAACGGCGCATGTGAATTTTGACTATACGGCGTGTGACGACATATCCGGAGTTTATATTTATGTATTTAATGATGCAGGGGAGATCGTAAAGCATTTTACATTGTGCCAGTTTTACAACTTTAAATCTGAATCTCAGAACTATGAAAATGCAAAGAAATGCCTTCTGGAACTTCTTATCAATGGGAGGTGTCCGTTAAATGAATCTTGAAGAATTAAGACTTCTTCCGAAATGGAATATGGTTCTTGCAGTAAACGTCCTTCTGGATGAGCTTAACAAACGAGATACACCAATCGTTGACTGGGAGAATTCAGACATGTTTATCGACCATCTTGAGTATCACGCCGCTGATTCCATTCAGAACGGCAAGACGGTCCCGGGCATGGGAGATAAGTCAGACGCAATCTATTGTTTTTTTAAGCAGTTAAAGGAGCCAGTCTATGAACGAGAGGATACAGGAAGTACTGAGACTGATTGATGTTCAGCTTGCACTTGCTCCAGACAATCCAATAGAGGAGCAGTATAAGGCGAGAACGTTGTCAAGTTATGTGCAGACTTTAAATGGGCTTTTAACGGCTCAGAAATCATATAAGGAGGAAAGCATCAATGAGTGAATTTGAAATCCGTATTCCGGCAAGGAAGAAGCAACCTGCAACCGATAAGGATAACCCGGTCGTGAAAGTTTCGCCAGAAGCATACAACGCACTGGTCGAAATCTATAACGAATCAACCTTATCAATGAAAGATATCGCAAGCTTGCTGATTATTGAGGGCAGCAAGCATGTAGTTTATGACAAGGAGGAATAGCAATGGCAACACCAGTATTAATTATTGGAAAATCTGGTTCTGGCAAAAGTACCAGTCTTAGAAACTGCCAGAACGAACACTGGAATCTTATTAGAGTATTAAATAAACCACTTCCGTTTAAAGGAAAGATTGACGGATGGTTTACAGATGATTACCAGCAGGTAATGAAGTGTCTGATCGCATCAAAAGCGGAGTCAATTGTAATTGATGATGCAGGATATCTTATCACGAATCATTTCATGAAGGGACACGCTTCTGCTGGAAAAGGCAATGCAGTGTTCGCTCTGTACAATGATATTGGAGACTATTTCTGGAATCTTATCCAGTTTATTGTAACGAAAGTACCGCAGAATAAAATTGTTTACCTTATGATGCATGAAGAAAAGGATGATTCTGGAGAAGTAAAGCCCAAGACCATCGGAAAGCTTCTGGACGAAAAGGTTTGCATCGAAGGTATGTTTACCATCGTTCTTCGCTGCATCGAAGAGAGTGGTAAGCACTTATTTGTCACCCAGTCCAGTCAGGGAGCGGTAAGCAAGTCCCCGATCGGGATGTTTGACAGTTTAACTATTGATAATGACCTTGCAGAAGTCGACAAGGTTATCAGGGATTATTATGAATTAGGAGGAACAGACAATGCAGAAGCCAAATAATTACGATACTACACAGGCAGCAGGAGAATTTGAACCGATTAAGCTCGGCGGTCATAAGATGATTATTAAACAGGTGTCAGAGCGTCAGTCAAAACCAGACAATAAGGGAAAAACTAAAAATATGCTCGTTATTCTGTTTGATTTTGCCGACGGTGACGAACAGGCGGGGTACTTTATGAAGCAGTTTGAGAATGATATCCGTCCAGACAAGAAATATCCGAATGCCGGTACTAACTATATGGTTATTGACGAGAGTGTAGACTATGGTGTCCGTAACCTTAAAACATTTATCACGTGCGTAGAAAAGTCAAATCCGGGGTTTGATGTGAAGTGGGGCGATAACTTCGGGCAGCAGTTCAAAGGTAAGCTGATCGGCGGCATCTTCCGTCTTGAAAAAGACTGGTACGATAACAAGGAAGTAAAACGTCACAAGCTTGCATGGTTCCGAAGTATTGAGGGAATTAAGGATACAGACATCCCAGAAGAGCGCACCACAAAAGCCTATGACGATCATCTGAAAGAAGAAACTATCATGGGAACAAATCCGGCAGGTACGGACTTTATGAGTATTCCATATGGAATTGATGAAGAACTTCCATTCAATTAAAAGGATGTGTTTTTAATGGTTATACAAGTGGACACAAGGGAACATAAATCAGAATGGGAACGGATTCAGAGTCAGTTTGATAGCCTTGGAGTGCAGTATTTTCGCTCTAAATTGTATTGCGGTGATTATCAATCACTGGAAAATGCAAAACTCTGTATTGACCGTAAAAAGGATTTGCAAGAGATTTGTGGAAATATCTGCCAGCAGCATGAAAGATTCAAAGCAGAGCTTATCAGAGCGCGTGAAGCAGGTATTCAGTTGATTATCCTATGTGAACATGGATCAGATATTAAATCAGTTGGTGACGTATATTTCTGGGAGAATCCCCGAAAACACAAAGTCATCTGGAAGACGGTAAACGGCAAAAAGGTAAAGACTGTGATATCTGACAAGGCTGTTGATGGATGTCAACTATATAAATCTCTATGTACGATCAGAGATAAATACGGTGTCAGATTTGAATTCTGTACAAAAGAAGAGACTGGACGGCGAATCGTGGAGTTACTGACATGACGAAAGAAGAAATCAAGCAGCAAAACAGTATGAGAGATGTTCTGAGTAGATACGGAATGGTTCCGAACAGATCAGGATTTGTTCAGTGTCCATTTCATACCGGAGATCGTACTGCATCCATGAAAATCTACAAAGACAGCTATTATTGTTTTGGATGTGGTGCAACTGGTGACATATTTACATTCGTTCAGAACATGGATAATTGCGATTTTAAGACAGCTTTTAACTTACTCGGAGGAACTTACCAAAAGCCAAATTTCTCTTCCAGAATGGCAATATATCACCATCAGAAGCAGATGGAAATGCGACAGAAGGAAGAACAGAAGAAAAAGGTTGAGCTGCAAGAATGCTTGTCTGATATAGATTTTTACCGGGCTATCCTTGACAGGGTAAAACCATTATCTGACGGATGGTGTGAAGCATGGAACAGGTTGCAACTTGCGCTATATCACCATGGATTCATAACAGGACTGGAAGAAGGTGATTAACACGTGGAAATGATAAACAAGCTCACGAAGGATTCTATTCTGGGAGAAGATGTGTTTGACGAGATATTCAGTCAGGAAGACGAGATATACAAGGCACGTCTTACGCTGACTCTTCTGGACAGAGCCAAGGAGCTTGGTGTAAAGAAAAAATTCGAAGATTTGCTTAAGGCTTACACGAAAGTGCAGAAGCAGATGATCGAGAAAGAGAAAAGCAATAGGGCGTTGTCTATGCTGGACCAGTGGACGAACTTTTCTGATTGCGAATATGACAGAATGAAGTGTCTCAACTGGGTGGCGGACGATGATGGAATCAGAATATCAAACACAAATCCAGGATCGCCGGATATTATAGCTTGCTATCATCCTATTCTTCCGATTGAACGAATGAAGAATCTGGAAACCGGAGAAGAACAGATAAAGCTAATCTATAAGAGGAATAATAAATGGTCCGAGGTTATTGTACCGAAAACCATGGTTGCATCATCTACTAAAATCGTTGGCTTGTCTGCGCTTGGGATTTCAGTGACTTCTGAGAATGCGAAGTTTCTTGTACGGTATCTGTCAGATGTTGAGAATGCAAATGACGATTATATCAACATTCAGTATTCCTCCAGTAAAATCGGGTGGATCAGGGATTATTTTCTTCCCTATGACAAAGATATTGTGTTCGATGGAGATATGAGGTTCCGGCAACTGTACGAAAGTATCAGCGTAGGTGGCAGCAGAACAGAATGGTATGAACACGTGAAGAAGGTTCGTGCTACTGGAAGAATAGAACCTAAAATCATGTTGGCTGCAAGCTTCGCTAGCATTCTGATCAAACTGGTCGGCGCCCTTCCATTTTTTGTAGACCTCTGGGGAGAAACTGAGGGTGGCAAGACTGTAACGCTTATGCTGGGAGCTTCTGTCTGGGCGAATCCAGGCGAATCACGATATATAGGAGACTTCAAGACAACAGATGTGGCTCTGGAAGCAAAATCCGATATGCTCAATAATCTTCCGCTAATTCTGGATGATACTTCCAAGGTATCTGCCAAGATCAGGGATAACTTTGAAGGGATTGTATACGATTTATGCTCAGGGAAAGGAAAGAGCCGTTCCAATAAGGAATTGGGAGTCAACCGGGAGAACCGCTGGCAGAACTGCATTCTGACCAATGGTGAACGACCGCTTGCCGGATATGTCAGCCAAAGTGGAGCTATCAACCGAATTATTGAGGTTGAGTGTTCTGAAAAGATATTTGATGATCCACAGCTTACCGCAGATACCCTTAAAAAGAACTACGGATATGCAGGAATCGACTTTGTGAACGCAGTCAAGGAAATGTCCATTGATGATATAAAAGCCCTGCAAAAGCACTATCAGGGGCTTATACAGGACGATGACAAGATGCAGAAGCAGAGCATATCTATGAGTATTATTCTGGCAGCAGATAAGATTGCAACAGATCAGCTATTCCATGATGACCAGTACATTGACATTGAGACAGCAAAGAGCCTCCTGACAGAGAAAGAAATGGTTTCCGAAAACGAACGTGCTTACTGGTTCGTGGTTGACAAGATCGCTATGAACGGAATTAAATTCGATGATAACCCGGATGTTAAGACAGAAAGATGGGGAGTTATTGACAATGATCCGGTAGAGAAAACGTCAACCGCAATAATCTATAGTGCAGCGTTTGATGATCTATGCAAAATTGGAAAATTCTCTAGAAAGGCATTCTTGTCATGGGCTGTTAAGAAGGGGCTTGTGGAAACCGACAGCAGAGGTTATCCGACCAAAGCGAAGAAGTTGGACGGAATTGTCACCAAATGTGTGTTCTTGAAAATTGTAGATGAAATTCCAAAAGGATTCGTGAATTGCAATGATGATTTTGAGATTACGGACGATATTGTGTTTGATTAATAAACAATTCGTTCAAAAGGTAACCGGGTAACCTAGGTAACCTTTGATTCTGTATATATATATATGAGTATTTATATGCACATATTGAGTATAAAAGTTTCCCTATATGAGAAAGTCAGGGTTACTCGGTTACTCGGTTACCATGCAGTAAAATCAATGGTTTGCGGATTTTTGAACGGTTACGTTTCGGTTACTATCGGTTACTCGCAAAGAAGGTGAATAATGAAAGTAGAAGCTAAAGATATTCCGATCATGCACAAGTTCATGCCAGAGTTCTGGAATACAATAAAAGAATTTTACAATGCGAAAAATGATGATGAGTATTTCGATGAATTACATAAAAGAATTGAGGATTTATATGAAATCTATCCAGACAGTTTGGCAAGATATCTGTCTTTAGCCTTTTACAAATGGGCTGCGGATGTGTCAACAGGGAAATGCAAAATATAAGAAGCATGGAAAAGAATATCGTATAAACACGGCGATGGCATTGAGTAGAGCAGACTGGCTATGAAAAGGAAACGCCAGGCTCTGAACGGCGAAGAGATGAAATGGAGTTGCAGAGAGAAGAAACGCAAAGGAGTTGCTACGAAAGGTTCTGAAACGATATGCATAGCTACGGCATAGCTGGGCAGCGAAAAGATGGGAAAAGCTGGGCAAAGGCGCTGAACGGAAAAGCTACGGCGTAGAAATGTAAAGATTAGATAAGAATAGCTACGAAATGGCGGGGAGCAGCAGCGATGGCTACGGAATGAGAAGTTAAGGGACCGCAGAGAAACGGCGGCGATGCGCTGGGCAGGGAATAACCGTGGTGGAATGAGCTAAGGCAGAGAGTAGCACGGCAATGTAAGAAAACTATAAAAATTACAAGGAGAATAGCAGAATGAAAGAATTAAAAGTAAGATTGACATTTTTGGAAGAAATTTTAGGAACAGCAAGTGCAGACCCGGAGATTCACGAAACGTTTATTGCTTCGAATGCACCAGACGCACCAACAAGAAAAGAAGAGATTGAAGCAATCGGAATTGAAGAAGTGGTTGAGAAATCCATGACCGTATTCCCGAGAGATAACGGTGTGCCGATTTACTGGGATTACCAGATTAAGGGCTTTTTCAAAGATGCTTGTGGAATGCTGAGAAAGGTAACTGGTTCAAAATCTTCAAAAATCAAGGCTTACAAAAAAGAAATTGACGGTCTAATTTTCGTTGAAGAACGTAAAATTCCAATTCATTTTGAAGGTGAAATAGGAACTTGCCAGAGGCCGCTGAGAGGACAAACACCGCAGGGTGAAAGAATTGCGCTTGCAAATAGTGAGACAATACCTGCTGGAAGTTGGATTGAGTTCACAATCAAGTGCTTATGCGATAGCCATGAAGCAGCAGTCAGAGAATGGCTTGACTATGGAGAACTGAGAGGCATCGGACAGTGGCGTAATTCAGGTAAGGGCCGCTTCAAATGGGAAGAAATATAAAAGCATGACAGGAGTGATAGGAATGCCGTATAACACAGCAAGAAAGTACTATGAAGGTATCCAGACAAGGAAAGACATATATCTGTACATCATAAGATACTTGAAAGAACATGATTATCTGCCAAGTATTCCGGATATTGCAGCAGGGCTGAGTATATCCAATCATACTGTACAGAACCACTTTGGCGAGCTACTGGAATGTGGATTGCTTGAGACGGACAACCCCGGCACGCCACGAGCGTACCGAGTGACAGGATACAAGTTCAGAAAGGTAAAAGAAAAATGAGTAGCAAGTTAAAAGTCAAGAAAAAGACAAGATTTCCTGTTCAGACTCCTAATCAGGCAGCTCAGGCGTTCGGACGAGCTATGCAGAACTGCCAGAACCAGCTTAAAGACATAGAACAGAAAGCCTATGAAGATGGCTTTACTGTTGGTGAGGATTGGAGCAATACGATCAACACTGTTACAACGATGATGGCTCTGAGACGTTTATATGGCTTTTCTACGAAGCGATTGCTTGATGTGATAAGAACTGCCAATGAGTACGTTAAAATGGCAAATGAGGGCAAAATGAGCGTTTTGAGCATGATGCAGGACATTGAAGAGAACACAGATGTAAGATTTGATGAGATGAATAAGAATCTGGTTAAGAAGATGGGAGTTTGACAGGGAGGTGAATTAAATGAATAGAATTCGTACTCTGAGGAAAATAGGCAGTACGTCTCAAAAAGAATTAGCGAACGCAATAGGAGTGCCACAGTCTTTAGTGAGCTATTGGGAAAGAGAAAAGAAAACTCCATCAGTGGTTAACGCACAAAAACTTGCTGATTTTTTTGGAGTGGAAATAAAAGATATATTTGTAGAAAAGGCTGCACAATAGCATGTCAGTTGCTTACATGGGGAAAGGGAATAAGAAAAATGAGAGATAAAGAACGCATTTTGATGATTATTATTTCAAGGATCATACCGGGACTGACTTCTTGTACGGCAAAGAAAGAAGATTATATTCGACCGTTTATATTTAACACGCATGAATTAAAAGCCGGTGATCTAGTTATGACGAATACTACTATTTTCCCGAATGAATTTATGGTCGGTTTCGTGCATGAGGTAAAAAGTGATTGCGTCGTTATCCGGGAAATAGGCTCTAAAAAATTGTGCAATTATTATAACGAAACTTTTTCGGTCATTAACAAGGAAAAACTGGGGTACGAAATTCTTGAAGGTGTGCAGTATAAAACGTATCAGAAAGTTTTAAAGGCATTTTCAAAATACACAAGCTATTCAACCAGATTTCGAAGTATAGAATTTTCTGGTAATACTTGCACGGTAACAAGCAGGATAATGTTCAAGAACGACAAAAACGGCGAAATTTCTTTCGAGTACAACCAGAAGACGAAAATTTCCGATATAGGTAAATTGTTGGAAAAAGCCGGGTTATAATACGAAAACGGGGAAAGTGAGAATGAGAAATGAAAAATAATAATTACATTTCTTTTTTTAAAACGAAACCAAAGAAAGTAGAGAGATACATTCGTTGCAGAAAATGTGGTGGAAATATGGAATGGAGTAGGGACTTTCCACCACAAATCAAATGTACGAAGTGCGGATATACTATATATCCACAACCTTATGAGCCAGATTGTGTCACACTGCCAGAAACATGGAAGAAATATTTTGAATAATGCGAAAAAGATAAGGAGGGCACAAAATGAAATTCAAAAGTAACGCTAAGTACAAAGAAGAACCCAAAACTGGGAGTATTTTTACATTAAAATATAATTCTTTAGGAATCAGTATTCACAAATATGTTGGTTGCGGAGATTCACTGTTTCTCAATAGCAAGGCACTGAACATTGATAACTATGATCTTGGGACAGAGGATTTTGAGGAAGCCGTCAACAAAGCGAAAGAAGTTGTCATGCGTGAAGTTAAGAAAATCAGAGAAGATGCTTACAAATTCTATTCAGACAACAGTATTGAATTTGATAGATATTAAGGAGGATGCAAAATGAAATTATATTTCTACATTTTAGGCAGCGACAGAGAATTCAATCCGGAAACTAGAACATTCGGAGACTATGCTTTTAAAGTCAGAGTTGAGGAATGCGAGGTAGTTGAGAAGCCAAAGACGTACAGAGCAGTAACGCGGTTTCCAAAAGGACTTTACATTGAATATGTGAAAAAAGAAGATATTGGAAAAATTTTTGATTCTTTAACACCATACATTGTATTGACAGCACCGAACTATCAGTTTGTAAAAGATAAATTCTTAGAAAGATATAACGTTGAAATCCACAGGCTAAAAAAAACAATCGCTATGTACGAGGATAAGATAGCTGTGATCGAAGATTACAAGGAGGACGCAAAATGTTAATCAGAAGTCAGAATAAAGCGGTTTTATTAAACTTTAGCAATTTGGCTGCAATTTATACCGTAAAAGATGGAGATGATTTTATTATTTCGAGCCTAGAGGGTGAAAATAAATGTACGCTTGGAAAATATTCCACCAAAGCAAAAGCCATGAAAGTACTGGATATGATTCAGGAAGCTTATATGGATTTTGAGGCATCAAAGATCACCAGTACAGGATTAGCAACAGCGGCATACACAGGAAGTTACGATACTCCTGAGAGCGTAGCGTGCGGAATCAAAGCATTGAAAGGATATGCAGAAATAATAAAAGAATCAGTGATCTTTCAGATGCCAGCGGATTCGGAGGTGGTTGTATGATTGCATTCTTATTAGGATTCACCCTTGGAACCATATCCGGAGTGGTCGGCCTTGTATGTGTAGCGATCATGTACGATAAGCACCACCCAGACGAGTAGAAAGGAGCAACGGTATGCTGACAAGGAATAAAAAACTGAAAGACTACGGTATTCCGGCAGAGGACATAGAAAAACTGAATACGATGCTGAAAGACTTCCCGGCAGAGTACGGATACCTGCTTTCCGGTGCCGCCTTGTCAGCTTGCCCGAAAAACACGGTGATAGCGGATATGGTTATTGAGAATATCTTACACCGGAAGAGCTATAGGAAAATCAGCAAAGAAAGATATATCCCGATGAATCCGAAAGACTTCTACGGATACAGGCGCAAGACCGTCGCTGTACTGTATGAGAGAATGCGGTTGTTGGGAGTGTGGGAGGAATAAAAAATGAAGTTAATTGAATTATTAGAGGCAATTGATTTTGATAACGTCGAAAGCGGCATAAAAGTCCAGATATGTCACCCAAGAAGAAGTTTGGAAGATTACGATACATCCTGGGAGGATTACGATACATTCAACGCCGGTTCAGAATTTCTGAAACCATTTTACGATTTAAGGGTTGAATCTTTATCTGCAATAAACACAGATGTGATTAGAGTTGACTTGGATTTCAATGAGAAAGAGGGTGAAGTAGATGAGCAGACTGATTGATGCAGACGATTTAATTGAATATATTAAAATCTGGGAAATTGGAAATAGTATTAGTTCCGACCAAAAAGAGTTTATTGATTGTGTTAACAAACAGTACACAGCTTTTGACATAGACAAGGTTGTGGAATCACTTATGAACAGATTTCGTGTTGTTTCAAATGATGAAGACCTAGAATGGAACAGAGCTATAGATTATGCAATCAAGATCGTGAAGGAGGGTGGAGTTGAATGAGTAACGTATCAGTCGAAACATTAGAAAAGTTAAGAGAAAACATGGTAGGAAGAAGATACAGGCACTTTAAAGGAAGAATCTACATCGTAAATGATATTGCTGTTCATACAGAATCAGATGAAATTATGGTGATTTACAAGTGCTTTGTAGACCAATTTGTGACATGGTGCAGACCGTTAAGTATGTTTACGAGTGATGTGGATAGAATCAAATATCCAGATGTAAAGCAGAAGAAGAGATTCGAGCCACTTTCTGAGCAGGAGGCACAGAACGTATGAGAGAAATTCTTTTCAAGGCAAAGCGGATTGATAATGGTGAATGGATAGAAGGACATTACACGGAATGCAGGGGTGAAACATTTATCGGCATTGATACATCCAGTATGTTTGAGATTTTTTGCCCTCCTGTAATTAGATGGTTTAAAGTTAGCTCAGAAACCCTCTGCCAGTTCACAGGACTTTACGACAAGAACGGAAATAAGATTTGGGAGAACGATATTGTTAATCATAACGGAGAATATGCCACGGTAAAATTTGGAACGTATTGTTCGAGTTTTGATTGCGAAAGCTATAATTTGGGATTTTATGTTGATTTTCCAGAAGAGACATTTTACCGAAAAGAACTTGGATATTGGCGTAGAAAGGCTGAAATTGCCGGAAACGTGTTTGACAACCCAGAATTATTACAGGAGAAATCAGATGAGCAAAGGTAAAGACATTTCCACTATGTTCACAAGAGAAGAAAATAAAAAGAATGGAATAGTTGGATATTATCAGGCTGACAGTAGAAAAATTGATATCATCAGTCCTGCGAAGTATGGAGCATTCTTGTAGAAAAGAGGTAGGAGAAAATGAGTAAATCAGTATTAGTGATTGATACACCAGAGAAATGTATATGTTGTCCGCTATTAAACGGTGCAGATGAATGTACAGCACAAGATGATGATGCAAATTTCAAAGCTGGTGATTCATGGGATGAGTTAATGAAAGGATGTCCATTGAAGCCATTGCCAGAGAAAATGAAACTAACTGGGCTTTATAACGGCGAGTATTTCAAAGCAGGAGGTAAACTGCCGAGCTATAAGATCGGCTGGAATGATTGTATTGATGAGATTACAGGAGGAAATTATGATGATTGATTTAACAGGGAAAAGTGTATTTGTAAAGACACAGGAAGAATATTTGAGTATTCTAAAAATAGCGAGATTTCAGGGATTCACATGGGCGAGAGAAAATCATTTAAATCATATTGAAATTCCATTTCCAAACATATTAAATTTTTACTGTGCCAAGACCGTTACTTACAGAAATGATGAAAAAACATTGTGTGAAGCATCCGAAATTATCGAAGATGAAGAAAAAATCAAGGGTGCAGTAAAACTTGTCAGAGCATTTGCTAAATGCCCGGACAGAACAGCATTGACGGACTCATTTATTAAGTCCTTGAAGCTGCTTGCAGATACTGTAGAAAGCCAGATGGAAGAGGCGAAGTAGATGGAGAGATTAACAAAGATATCCGAAATAGGCAATGCGTATTATCCTAAATGTTTTGAAGAGCCATGTTGCGGAATGGGAGAATGCTTAGACGATAATTGTAGTCTTATGATTGACGCTTGCAAAAAGCTGGCAGAATACGAGCAGTTAGAAGAACAGGGCTTACTTGTGAGATTACCAGACGATTTAAACAGAGTATTGTATCAAATAAACTATAGATGGACAAAATGCACTAAATACGGTGAGAGAAGAAATAAATGTGAAATCTATAGTTGTGAACGTGAATGTGATAGCAGGGAAGAATATTATATAGTCGAAGTTGATTTGCGATATATTCGGATTGGAAATTATTATGATCGTCTTGGCAAATTTTTATTCTTCACCCGTGAAGAAGCAGAGAAGAAGTTGGAGGAATTCAGAAATTAAATTTAATTTTAAGGAGGCACAAAATGGGAAGAAACATTTATTTTACGGATAGAGAATTAAGCATGGTAAGAAGCTATGTGTTTGAAGCAACTGATATTTTAGGCAATGCTTCTGATACAGCAAAACAAGTAGACGAAGACATGGAGAATGGTCTTGGCTCTGCTTTGCGAAAATTATACGAAGGTTGTATTGGAGAATCAAAATACGCAAAGTATAAAACCAAACGAGGATAAAAATATTTTTAATCCGATAGAGAAGAAGTTGGAGGAGATGAAGAAATGAATAAATGTTGTGCTAGTCAAGACGGTATATGTAGAAACACTATTCTATTCGGAACTAAATGTGACGGGTACAAAGAAAGATGTAAACTGAGACCAACTTATAGTGCTCTTGAACGAACAGTGAAAAATTATCAGCATAGTTTAAGAAAAATGTTTGGAGTGGAGGAGTAATAAATATGTCAGACAAACTTACACCAGAAGTAACCCCACAGTTCGCCGTATCAGCATTCGCAGTACTGCATCAATATTGCAGCTCAATCAGTCCACATGACTGCATCAGATGTACATTCTACGAACATTGTCCGGAGTGTTTCGTGGGGTGTCCGGGAGATCAAGGCGAGGTAATCAGAAAACTACAGGAAAACGAATAGAATAATTGAAAATGATATGATTTTGACATATAATTAAAGAAAAAAAGGAGAAAGTAAAAATGAAAAACATCGATAAAATGAAACAAAATATAGTAAAACAAATTGAAAATATGAGCGTTGAGAAATTTGAAAAGTTTGCATCGGTTTTGGACGGATCCACGGATATGCCAAAGGGATTGATAGATACATCAGTTTTATTTGATTGTGTGAAATGTCAGAAAACATATAGCTGTTCTGGAGAAGATGATGATTTTGAGCAATGCTCAAATAGATTTAGAGAATATGCATTGAGAGAAGAAAAATAAATATGTTTATAAAATTAGAGAGTCGGTATTTACCGGCTCTTTTTTAACGCAAAATTCATCAAACATGTACCACAACTTTTCCGCTGACCTGTGATAGAATATACTCAGAAGTGTTACTATGGGATTTTATAGCCAGTTGGAGGTGAGAACGTGGGAATGACACCAATGTACACAAGTGCCGTAGAAATAGAAGATAAAATAGAACAGTATTTTGAAAACTGCAAAGGCTATCCTTTGACTGATAGTAAGGGAAAGCAAATATTTAATAAATTTGGTTCACCCATATTCGTAGACGTTCACCCTCCGACCGTTACAGGGCTTGCTTTGGCACTTGGCTTTAATAGCCGACAGAGTCTTTTAAACTATCAGGGAAAAGCAGAATTCATGGACACGATAACGCGCGCGAAAGCCAGAGTGGAACAGTATACAGAAGAAAGATTATTTGATCGTGACGGTTCAAATGGTGCTCAGTTCAGCTTGAGAAATAATTTTAAGGGATGGGATGCTGACAAGAAAAATGATGATTCTGGAGATGGAAAGATTACGATTGTGAATAATATTCCGAGGTCGGAGAAACAGAATGAATGAAAATCCGATTAATCTGAATGAAATTATAGCTCCAGCTTTTTACAATGTATTCTGGGATATTCTGGATGGCAAGCACACTTATTATGATTTGTATGGAGGACGTGGATCAACTAAATCATCTTTTGTAGGTGTTATGATTCCTTTCCAGATGATGCAAGATGCTATTAATGGATCAATAACTAATGCAGTCATATTCCGAAAAGTTGGAAATACACTCCGAGAATCTGTGTATGAACAGATAGCATGGGGAATTGATGCACTTGGAGTTAATGACTTGTGGGATACCAGTGTAAGCCCTATGCAGTACACTTATAAGCCTACTGGACAGAAAATCATATTCAGAGGACTGGACAAGGCAAAAAAGACTAAATCTATTAAAGCAAGCAAGGGATATTTCAAGTATCTCTGGTTCGAGGAACTTGACGAATTTTCTGGCATTGAAGAAATTCGTACAGTGCAGCAGTCAGTTCTTCGAGGTGGCAGTAAGTTTGTTGTATTTAAGACATTCAATCCGCCAATCAGCCGGAGCAACTGGGCGAATGTGTATGTAGAAGAGCCACGAGACGACAGCTACAGGCATAAGAGTGACTACAGATCAGTTCCTGTTGAATGGCTTGGTCAACAATTCCTTGATGATGCGGAGCATCTTAAAAAGACAAATCCAAGAGCCTATCAGCATGAATATCTTGGATTGCCTGTCGGACTCGGTACAAATATCTTTGAGTTGTTGGAAATCCGAACGATTCCAGACGAAGAAATTCAGAAGTATCAAAGTGTCTATCAGGGACAAGACTGGGGATGGTATCCGGATCCCAAAGCGTTTATCCGTGTGGCTTATGTACCTAATCAGGACAAAGTTATTCTGCTGGATGAGCTTGGCGGATGTAAAATTCGAAATACAGCAATGGCTAACCAGATAAAGAAAAAAGGATATGATGATTATTCAATATCTTGCGGAGTTGATGAAGAAGAAAGTATTATTGACTTCCGAGATGCAGGGCTTCCAGCACGTAGGGCCATTGTTACACCGGGAAGCCGCAAATATACATTTGAGTGGTTACAGTGCCGAACATTAGTCATTGATCCGGCACGAACACCTAGAGCATACAAGGAAATTATAAATTATGAACATGAAGTAGATAGCAATGGAGAAGTTATCGCAGATTATCCGGATGGTAACGATCACTGGATAGATTCTCTCAGGTATGCGACAAGTCCATTGTCAATGAGAAGAGGACATAGTGCATAATGGGACTTATAACAACACTAAAAAGGTGGTTTAACATGATATTCAAAAAACAAGCTGAAGAGGACTTCAATATCCAGGCAGCAGAATTTCCAGAAATGGAATCACTGATTAACCGGTGTGCGAACATCTACAGAGGTGCGCCGGAATGGTTAGATGATAAGAACAATATCAAGACGATTAATTTCGCGAAATCTGTCTGCTCAGAAACAGCTCGGCTCGCAACACTGGCGATCGGCATTCAGATAGACGGATCCGCAAGAGCTACGTGGCTGCAGGAGCAGATCGACAAGGTATATTTCCAGATTCGTCACTGGGTAGAATATGGCTGTGCCTATGGAACAGTATTCATCAAGCCAAACGGTGAGAGCCTTGACATATTCACTCCGGCAGATGTGATGATTGTGGACTATGATAATCAGGAAATTAAGGGGATTATATTCAAGAATTCTTACACTGTTGGTCGGAAATACTATACACGGCTTGAATATCATAGGTTTGTTGAGACCACCGTGGACGGCGTGACGACCTACCCGTACTACGTTTCTAACAGAGCCTATGTATCAAAATCCCCTCAATCAATCGGTGATAAAATTGACCTTAAACAAACCAAATGGGCTGACCTTATGGCAGATACACCACCGATTCTCAAAGCAAATGGTGAGAAGCTAGATGGACCTCTGTACGGAGTACTTCGGACACCACAGGCAAATAATGTAGATATCAGTACACCGCTTGGACTTCCGATTTTTGCAGAAGCCATTGAAGAGTTAAAAGACCTCGACATTGCATACAGCCGTAATGCCGGAGAAATTTTTGATTCTCAGAAGATTGTTCTGGCAGATGATAGACTGCTGATGCCAAGTGGCACGCCTGTATCAGCTATGTCACCACAGGGCATGGAGAACAGGCGGAAAGAGATGAACTTACCGCACTTTGTCAAGAATGTATTCGGACAGGACGAGAAAGAGTTCTATCAAGAAATCAATCCACAACTCAACACAGATACCCGTATAGCCGGCATAAACGCTCTTTTAAGCCAGTTAGGATATAAAATTGGATTCTCTAACGGATATTTTGTTTTCAACGAATCTAGTGGCATTCAGACGGCTACGGGAGTAGAAGCAGAACAGCAGAGGACAGTGCAATTCATAAAAGATGTTCGAGATAAGTTGGAATCCTGCCTGGATGAAGTTATTTACGCATTGAACGTCTATGCTGACCTGTACGGACTTACACCTGTCGGAGCTTATGAAGTCAATTATGATTTTGGAGACATCCTGTATGTGCGCGAAAACGACCGCGCGAGATGGTGGCAGTATGTGACTACTGGCAAGGTTCCGGCATGGCTGTATTTTGTGAAGTTCGAGGGAATGACTGAGGAAGAAGCTAGAGCAATGGTCAAAGAGGCTCAGCCAGACGAACCAACATTATTCGGAGAGGAGTAAAAAGATGGCAGACAAACCAGTAACGCGAGAAGAAAAGTACCTCGCATATCTGACAGGTGATTATACAGGCGAAATTCCGAAGCCGATCACGAGGAAAGAAAAGTACCTGTACAAACTCTGTGCAGACGGAATTGGAACCAGTAAAGAAGCTATAGCAGAAGCAGTTCAGACATACCTGTCCGATAAGGGCGTTGGACTTAGCATGGATGCAGATGGCTATGTGAGTTTGAAAGCAACGGAGGGAAATAGTAATGACTGATGTATTTAAGGGAATAATCACAGCAGATGGAAAGAAAAGGCAGCTACCTTACGATGCAGTGTTGGACAGGCCAGTTTCTGATAAAACGTTATCTGAAGAGGGCGGCTTTGCGGATGCTAAAGTGGTAGGGGACAATTTCAAAAAAACAAAGGCAGAAACTGATTCACTGAAGGAAGATTTAGACGATATAGGAACGTTTACAAAATCACCCAATCTAGTAAACCCATCAGAGCTTAGACACGATTATTCTATTGGTAGTGACGGAAATCCTGTGGCAAGTGACGGACTTGTGATAACAGGGAAAATCAAAGTAGACAAGTCTATTCAGTATGTGAGCAAGCATAATATTTTTTATAATTTATACTTGTATGATAACGATAATTTTGTAGGACAAATAAACACATACAAACAGTATAACAACGGATTTTTAATAGACTTGCCATCTATCAGCACTAATTTTGATAGTGTTATTATTTGTTATAAATATTCTGAAATGACAGAGCCATATTACTTTGGCAGTAAGGATGATTTCGATGCCTATGGATTCGTGGAATACTATGACAAATTTGTTTTCGGAGAAAAAACACATGGCTCAGTAGATGAAAATATGCTCTCTGATGAAATAAAGGAAAAATTAAACAATGATGAAGAGGTCAACTTATTGCCATATGAAACTATTAAAGGAGTAGTTAATTGGAATGGAAAAATTGGCTCTATAGACGGTTTTAATATTGCCAAGTTTAAATTGGCAATCGGTCAGCATATAAAAGTATATTGTAATCCAGTTACAGGCGATACATCACATGTTGCAATGGGAGAATATTTCTACAATAATACTATTCTCAAAAAAATATACACCGCAACGGAAACTCACTTGATTAAACCAATGGAATACACCGCAACAAAAGCAGTAACGTATATTTGGGTGCAATACAAAAAAAATGATGGAATTAAAGCGACCGTATCAACAAATACGGATGAGATTTATAACAGCAGTGCAATCAGTCAATTATCTTTATTAAGATATAGATTTTCTAGTGCTATTTGCGTGGGGGATAGCTTGACAGTCGGAAAACAACCTGATGATACAAGTCGAGATAATTACCCATTGTATTTAAGCAGAATGACAGGGATGAAAATAACAAATGCGGGTCAGAGTGGAGCAACAGCAAAAGCATGGTGGGATAATTGGCAGACAACATACAGTTATGCAGATTATGATTGTGCTTTTATCTGCCTAGGTACAAATGGTGGGGTTGTAAAAGATAGTGATAATTACAATGCGTATATTTCTATAATTGACAAAATGCAAGCAGATAATCCAAATATTGCTATTTTCCTTTTAGACTGTGTCGGTAATAACTCAGATGGAACAGATGCAAATGAAATCATTAAAGGGATTGCAGATGCAAAAGGGATAGATATGCTTAATGTCTTTTTGAATGATAAGATTTGGTTAGCTGGCGTAAATGGACAAGCACAAAGTCCTACTCACGATATGAAAGGAGACCCTACGCATTTAAGTCCTATGGGTTATTTGTTACTTGCAAACAATGTTGTTCACGAAATGTGCAGGGTTATGTTTGAAAATATGGATAATTACAATCAGAGATTTACGCCAAGTTAATTAACTCGGACGATTATTAATTAGTAAAAAACCAAAACATGTACCACGACTTTTGACGAAAGAGGTGATATGCTATACTTAGTCCAGAATATTTACGTCGGATAACAGAGGGCAGCGAGCAGATTGCAGAAGAATTGCATCAGTATATCATCTCTGAGATCGTGTCGAGAATGGTAGCAAGAATCGGCAGAGGCGAGGACTATATTTTGACCAACGCTGATGCGTGGAGAATCAGAACGCTACAGGAATCCGGTGAACTACTAGAGGACATTCTGGCAGAATTATCCAAATACACCAAACGTGAACAGCAGGAACTCCTTGAAGCGTTTGAAGATGCCGGAATCACTGCAATGAACTACGATGACAAGGTATATAAGGCGGCAGGATTAATCCCTGTGCCGCTTGAACAATCCCCAGCCATGATAAGGCTTATGGAGCGGAATATGAACCACTGCCTAGGAGATTGGAAGAACTTCACACGAACAACCGCAAGTGCCGCTCAGAAGCTCTATATCGAGCAATGCGACCTTGCATATAATCATGTGATGACTGGGGCAGTTGGGTATACGCAAGCCATTAAAGAGGCAGTTAATAACGTTGTGAGTGATGGTGTATATGTTGAATACATAAACAAAGAGACAGGAAAGAAAAGACGCGATACAATCGAAACAGCAGTAGCACGTTCCGTCAGAACCGGTGTGGCGCAGGCTACGGGAGATATATCCCTAAAACGCATGGAAGAAATGGACTGGGATTTAGTTTTGGTCAGTGCTCACATGGGAGCTAGAACAGGTGATGGCGGTGAGAATCCCGGAAACCACTCATGGTGGCAAGGCAAGATATACTCTCGTTCTGGCAAGAGTAAGAAATTTCCACCGTTCTCATTGACCGGATATGGGACAGCAAGCGGACTGTCAGGAGTCAATTGTCGGCATAGCTTTGGGGCAAGTGATGGGGAATTCAACCCCTATGCAGAACTATCAGCACAGGATAAAGCTGATAAAGGCAAGCAGTACGAAAAAGAACAACGGCAACGTACTTACGAGCGAAGAATCCGAAAGACGAAGCGTGAAGTCCTTGGACTACAAGCAGGAGTTGAAAATGCACCGAATGAAAAGGCAAAATTCGCACTCCAGCAAGACCTTGACCGGAAGTCTTATCTTTTGCAGAAACAAAATGCTGCATACAAAGATTACTGTAAGCAGAATGGCCTGAGAGAACTGCAAGACCGGCTCATGATCGCTAAGTGGAACCGCCAGAACGCTGCAAAAGCCAGAGGAGCGGCAAGACGATATAAAACAGCAAAGGGGATTGACTGATGGATAGATGGGAATATTACAATCCAAATCCTGCCGGGAATCGAGTCGGAGATTGCGCTGTCCGGGCAATATGCAAAGCAACCGGGTTTGACTGGGAAACGGTATTCGCCGGATTAATGATACAGGCATGTGCTCTGTCAGATATGCCGAGCGCAAATTATGTCTGGGGAGCGTACCTCTATAAGCATGGATACAGACGCAAACTGATTGAGCAGTCAGAACGATATATCTATACAGTCAATGACTTTTGCGCAGATCATCCGACAGGTACATATATCCTCTGCATAGATGGCCATGTGGTGACAGCGCAGAACGGCAAATATTTCGATACATGGGATAGTGGTAATGAGATCCCGGTATATTACTGGGAAAAGGAGTAGCTAAATGAGCATACAGGAATTTATTCAATTGTTTCTTTCAGTCTGCGGAGGAGTGTCCATTGTTGGAGGTGCAGCAGCTGTAATCTTTAAATGGATTACACCGGCGTTCCGACTCAATAAGCGAGTAGAGACACTGGAAGAACATGATAGACGAGATTATGAAAGTCTTCGGAGAATTGCAGAACGAGATTCATTAATTCTGGAAGTATTGTCGACCATGCTGGACAGTCAGATCAGCGGCAACAATGTGGAGGAATTAAAAAAAACAAAACAGAAGCTTACAAATTATCTTGCACAGAATCAACGTTAATTGCATTAATAAGGGGTATGCTCATGAAGTTATATGTATTCACTAAGAAAGATATAGACAGGTTCTTGACAGAGTGTAATTTCACACCGGATGAAGAAAGACTGTTCCGGCTGAGATGCAAGGAATATACGCTTGAGTACTGTGCTGAACAGATGAATGTGAGCATGTCCACGGCGAAACGATTAAGCCGGAGGGTGAATAATAAAATAATTAAAGTATGCTGATACTTTTTGGACACTAATTAGAGCCAGAAACGAACTGTTTCCGGTTCTTTTTTTATGCAAAAATATAATCAGAAAGGCGGTGCATAAGATGGCATTATATAACAATCCTTATCAATACAGTTTTGGTGTTCCGGGACAGATGAATCAGTTTCAGCAGCAGCCTGTCCAGATGCCGGCTCAACCAGTACAGCAACCCCAGCAGAATAACAATGGCATCCTGTGGGTGTCTGGAGAAGTCGGCGCAAAATCTTATCTGGTAGCACCCGGAACAAGTGTTTTACTGATGGACAGTGAGAGCGAAAAGTTCTACATAAAATCCACGGACGTTTCCGGTATGCCACAGCCATTACGGACGTTTGAGTATCATGAAGTAGGCACTCAGATGCCACCTAAACAGCCTGTTCAGAACATGGACAGTAAATACGTCACCAGACAGGAATATGATGATTTAAAGGGCAAATACGAAGCTATCATAAACCGATTAAATTCTTTTTCTGAACCTGTTAGAGCTAATACCGTGCAGGAATCAGCGGTCAAGGGAGGAAACGCAGATGAGTAATCCATTATTCAACGCACTTGGTGGTGGAATGCCGCAGGGTAACGGTCCGATGCAAATGATACAGCAGTTTATGCAGTTCAAACAGAATTTTAAGGGAGACCCAAAGGAAGAAGTCCAGAAGATGCTACAGTCTGGAAAGATTTCCCAGCAGCAACTTAATCAGGTTCAGCAGATGGCAGGGCAGTTTCAGAATCTGCTGAAGAATATGAAATAGTACATTACAATCTGGCCAGATTGATGTAAATACACAATAAAGGAGATTATAACTATGGATGGAAATTATAGCTTAGCAGATATTGCCGCTGCTACTGGAAACGGTAGAAATAATGATGGTATGTTTGGCGGAGATGGTGCATGGTGGCTTATCGTGCTTTTCTTATTCGTATTCTGCGGATGGGGAAACAACGGCTGGGGAAATAATGGCAATGGAGGCGGATATGCAGCCACAGCAGCTACTCAGGCAGACATTCAGAGAGGATTCGATAATTCCGCAGTAATCAGCAAGCTTGATGGAATCAATAACGGTCTCTGTGATGGATTTTACGCAGTGAACAACGGTATGCTTACCGGTTTTAATGGAATCAATACAAACATCATGCAGACTGGATTTGGAATCCAGCAGGCAATCAATGCCGATACTGTAGCAAATATGCAGAACACCAGCGCATTGCAGTCTCAGTTAGCTCAGTGTTGCTGCGACAACAGGGCGGGACAGGCACAGATCAGATATGATATGGCTACCAACGCCTGTGCAATCCAGAACACCATGAACAACAACACAAGAGACATTATTGACAGTCAGAATGCAGGAACAAGAGCAATTCTTGATTATCTTTGCAATGAAAAGATTTCTTCTCTTCAGGCTGAAAACAATGATCTCAGACGTGCTGCTTCTCAGGATCGCCAGAGTGCACTTCTCACAACTGCAATGGCTTCACAGACACAGCAGCTCATTAATGCGATCAATCCAGCACCGATTCCGGCATATCAGGTTCCTAATCCGAACACATTTTACGGATGCGGATGCAACACTGGATGCAATTGCTGATAACTTCATATCGAGAGTATCTTTCGATTGATTCGAATGTCGGCTTATGCCGTATTACACAGAGGGGCAGGCTGAGACCTGTCCTTTTGTGATACGAAAGGAGTATTTTTTATGGCAGAATTTACAAATGTAGCTGCTCAGACTGTAGCAGCAAATGGAAACGTAGTATTTTCAAACACAGCAGTTAAAGGTTCTAACTGTATTCAGCACAGAGAGGGAAGCGGAATCATCACCCTGAGAGGACTTACTAACCAGTGCAAAGCGAGATTCTTCGTGGATTTTTCTGGTAATATCGCAATTCCAACAGGCGGCACTGTCGGAGCTATTTCTCTGGCTATTGCAATTTCTGGTGAGCCGGTTCTTTCTTCACAGATGATTTCCACACCGGCAGCAGTAGATCAGTATAACAATGTGTCCTCTGGTATCTATATTGACGTACCTCGCGGATGTTGCGTTAATATCGCAGTAGAGAACACAAGCGATCAGGATGTTTCTGTTGCGAACGCAAACATTGTTGTGACTAGAGAAGCGTAGGAGGTGCAGTTATGAGAGATATTAAAGACTTATGTGCAAGAATTGAAGACGAACTGTCCAAAATCGCTGACAATGGACTGACCACCGGAAATCTGGAAATGACATACAAACTGATTGATATGTACAAAGATATCAAGAATACGTATTACTGGGACAAGAAAGTGGAGTACTACAACACTGTCCTTAATGAGATGCGTGGCGGATACAATGACGATTACAGCGAACGTGGAAGAAAGCGTGACAGCATGGGGAGATACAGCGCAAATGACGGTAGAATGATGCCGGATTACGACAGAGGCAGTTCTTACGCCAGACGTGGTGAGCATTATGTCAGAGGGCATTACAGCCGCTCTGACGGACGAGATGCTTATGACGACTATATGACACAGAAACAGAGCTATCGTTCTGGCAAGTCTGAGGACTGCAAAAGGAAGATGCTTGCCGCATTGGAAGAACACCTTGACGAACTCACAACGGAAATGAGTGATATGTCCAAGGACGCAGAGTGCCGGGAGGAACGTGATCTTGTTAAAAGATACGTGGAAAAGCTCCGGGACATGCTCTAATTGGCTAAAACATGTACCACAACTTTTTAAAGGGTCTGTGGTAAAATGTATTCATAAGGAAGATTCGTAAGTGGTTGATACTACTTGACATAGACATTTTTTCATTGACTCCTCCTTTCTTGGGTGCGTGTCCTTAATAGAAACAGGTTTGGACGGAATCTGGAGGTTGAAAAGCGGACGCAATTTCCGACACGTACCATTGCCGTTAGTGCATGACGGCATACCTCCTTGTGAGCATATAACTGAATAGTGGAATCCAACCCGTGCAGAGGTGTGCGACCGTATAGGCGGTGTTGACGTAGCCCGAAACGTCTCGTGTTTAGGCATAGCACGTAAAATACCTTGCTAACCCGGGAATCCGGGTTAATGGGATATAGCTCAGTTGGTAGAGCATCTGACTGTTAATCAGAGTGTCACAGGTTCGATTCCTGTTATTCCAGCTACCCTGCCAGTGGTCTAACTGGCTTAATCCACTTACCTGCGGCGGCAGGTCAATAAACACGACCAGGAGGATATATATGCAGAAACTTATTGACACATTAAAATCATTTGGAATTGAGATCCCGGAAGACAAACAGGCAGATGTGAAAAAGGCACTCTCTGAACATTATAAGAATGCTAAGGAAGTCGCAAAAACCCTGTCGAAAGTTGAGGGAGAACGTGATGACTGGAAAGAACGTGCTGAGACAGCAGAGGAAACCTTAAAAGGTTTTGACGGTATCGACCCGGCAAACATTCAGACTGAGCTTGCTGAATGGAAGAAAAAAGCGGAGGATGCAGAAAAAGAGTTCAATGCAAAAATCTACGACCGTGATTTCTCAGATGCACTCAAAGCGGCGCTCGATGATGTTAAGTTTTCCAGTGAAGCGGCTAAGAGGTCTGTTATGGCAGACATTAAAGAAGCAGGTCTTAAGCTGAAAGACGGTAAAATCCTTGGACTGAATGATCTGATCGAACAGATGAAGCAGTCTGACGCATCCGCTTTTGTGGATGAATCTCAGCAGCAGGCTCAGCAGAATCAGGCAAGATTTACCACTCACGTTGGACAGCAGCAGACACCGGGAAGCATGACTAAAAAAGATATCGAAGCGATCAAAGACCCGTCCGAGAGACAGGCTGCAATTGCTCAGAATATCCAGTTATTCCAGTGATTTTTTTACACCGACTATACGCCAGAGTATAGCCGCTAACCCAATACCTTAACAATTATGGGTAGAAAGGATTTTTTATGCCAGCAAAAACTAATCTTATTATGACTAATGATATTCATGTCACAGCACGTGAGATTGATTTTGTTACCAGATTCGAAAGAAACTGGCAGCACTTACGTGACATTCTGGGTATCATGAGACCTATCAAAAAACAGCCGGGTGCTGTACTCAAGTCCAAATACGCAGAAGGCACTTTACAGAGCGGAAAAGTGGCAGAGGGCGAGGAAATCCCTTACAGCAAGTTTACCGTAAAAGAAAAGACCTATGCGGAAATGACTATCGAGAAGTACGCAAAGGCTGTATCTATCGAAGCAATCAAGGACCACGGTTATGAGAACGCTGTTCAGATGACCGATGATGAATTCCTTTTCCAGCTTCAGACTGATGTTACCGGCAGATTCTATGATTATCTGAAAACCGGTACACTTACTTCCACAGAAACAACATTCCAGATGGCCCTGGCAATGGCTAAAGGCCGTGTAGAGAACAAATTCAAGCAGATGCACAGAAATGTGACTGGCGTTGTTGGATTTGTGAATATTCTTGACGTATATGAATACCTCGGAGCAGCTGAGATCACTATTCAGAACCAGTTCGGGTTCCAGTACATGAAGGACTTTATGGGATTCAATACGATTTTCTTACTGTCCGACAGCGAGATTCCAAGAGGACAGGTTATCGCTACCCCTGTTGAGAACATCGTCCTGTACTATGTAGACCCGAACGAATCTGACTTTGCAAGAGCAGGACTTGTATACACCGTATCTGGCGAGACAAACCTGATCGGATTCCATACACAGGGCAACTACCACACAGCAGTGTCCGAAGCGTTTGCGGTTATGGGTCTGACTCTTTTTGCAGAATACATTGACGCAATCGCAGTAATCACCATTGATGAGACACCCACGCTTGGCACTCTGACAGTGAATTCCGTGGCTGGAACAGCAAGCGGTGATACAAAAATCACTGTAAATCCAGCTAAGGAAAATGTCAACAATGTATATAAATACAAAGTTGCGGCAGATGCGGTGACTGTTGGATATGGACAGAATCTCAGAAACTGGAGCACTTGGGATGGAAAAGCCGATATCACAGCAGCAACCGGACAGAAGATTACAGTGGTTGAGTGCGACGGAACATACAAAGCACTGAATGCCGGAAGTGCAAGCGTAACAGCAAAATGATGATCGACTAGGAGGTAACTGGCATGGCTTATGCAGATTATAAATTCTATACAGAATCATTCGGCAATGTCGTGCCAGAAACCGACTTTCCACGACTGGCAGAAAAAGCCAGTGATTTTATAGACACGATGACATTTAACAGACTGGTGGACGGACTGCCAACAAACGAACGCTCACAGAAGCGTATCAAAAAGGCGGTCTGTTCATTGACTGAATTAATGTATCAGATTGAGCTTGCTGAAAAGAATGCTACCAATGCCGCTACGAGCGGTACATCAACTATGTTTGGTGCAGGTGGTAATTCAACGGGCATTGTAACATCTGTAAGCTCTGGAAGTGAATCCATCTCTTACGCAACACCTCAGCAGAAAGCATCGGGCGCAAAAGAATGGAGTGCGGTGTATGCCGCCGCTGGAGACGTACAGAAAACGAATGACTTACTTCTTAAGACAGCTTTGCCGCTTCTGATGGGAGTAAGGACGGATGAAGGAGTACCAATTTTATATGCAGGAATGTAATATTAATGTTCTCGGGACGGTTTACAAAATTAGTCCAAAAGAATTAAAAAATGCAGATGTTGACGGCTACACAGACAATACATCAAAAGAAATTGTTATCAGAACAGACAACGCAAATAATGTTGGTGATTTTGATTCCTTACAGAAAAAGCAGTTGAGACATGAAATTATTCATGCGTTCTTGTCGGAAAGCGGATTGCAGTGCAACTGGCAACATACAGAGCAGTTCGGACATGACGAAACTACGGTTGACTGGTTTGCTATTCAGTCACCGAAAATTTTTAAAGTATTCAATGAACTTAAATTAATGTGAGGTGAAAAATAATGGATATTTCAACATTAGGCTCATGTATCGCAATCGTTATGATTTGCTACATTGTGGGAATGGGCTGTAAAGCATCAAAAAGAATCTCTGATGAATGGATTCCAGTAATCATGGCGGTTATTGGCGGGATTCTTGGAGCGGTCGGAATGGGAGTTATCCCGGATTTCCCGGCAACGGATTATATAACAGCAGTTGCGGTCGGTATGTTTAACGGATTGTCAGCTACTGGTGTGAATCAGGTTATTAAGCAGACAGTGCAGAAAGAATAATTAAGGAGAGGGTATCATGTATTCATCTAAAATTACACTTTTCAACTATTATGAAAGTGCCACAACAGGAGATGTGTACTGGTATCCTCATGTTTTATCCGGCGTTGACCTCATTACAGACAAGGGAGCAATCCTCAAAAAGTACGGACCAGACGCAACTGACAACGCGCAATTACACATCCGTTATAGTGTCCAGAACGGTGATATAACAATTGCTGATAAAAACGGTAAGATTCTCCCATGGGTGCCGCCTAAAGAGTGGAAACAGCAGATCAACAACGCTCTAGAGGATACTATCACATTCTCAGATGAATCGTTCTTCTGGGAGGGCGAGTGGACTGGTGGGACGGTAACTGATGGTGATTATCGGAGCGGATTCTATCAGTACATGAACGAGAACAAGGATAACGTATTCAAGATTACCAGTGTAGGCGGTCCGTATACACTGATTCCACATTTTGAGATTCTGGGTAAGTAATATGAGTAAGATTCATCATTTTAAAGGATTCTCCGTAGTCGATGGAGATATGAAAATCAAGTTGAATATGGATAGATTCTCCAGACAGTACCAAGAAGCCCAGTATCTCCTTGATGGAATGGTTATGGACAGTATGATAGAGTTTATGCCAATGATTTCGGGAGATTTTATTGACCGAACAAGAGTCAAAAGTACATCAATGCAAGGGACTGGATTTGTATGCGCTGCGGCTGCTCCTTATGGACGTTTTCTTTATTTTGGAAAAACCATGGTAGACCCCGCAACAGGTAGTACATGGGCAAGACACGATGCGGAAAAGGTTCTTGTGAGCCAGTACTCCGGTAAAACGAATGCAAAAGAAAATCTTCAATATACAAAATCACCGCATACTCAGGCGCAAGCTGAATGGTTCGATGCCGCTAAACGAAAATACGGCAGTACATGGATTCGCAAGGTAAAAGCACAGGCAGGAGGTGGCAGACATGGCGGATAAACCTATCGGAGTAGATGCAACCGGATATGATATTCTGACAGATGCCATGAAAGCACTTCTGAACCAGTATCCGGGACTATACGACAATGAAATAATCAAGTTTGAAGAACTTGGCAAGGAATCAGGAATTGCGTTCTCAGCAGACAACGGTGCCTTGATTTATTCAGAAAAAGAGGACGTTTGTGGAACAATGCATCAGATATGCCAGTATCCGTTCTATGTAGTATACCGAACAGCATCCGACAAGGAAAGGCAGAAATTGTCTGTCCAGAAATTCCTTGACAGTCTTGGCAAATGGATATGTCGAGAACCAGTTGTCATAAATGGCTCTGAGACGCGTTTAGATGCGTTTCCTGAGCTTTCGCAAGGGCGAGTGATAAAACGTATCACCCGTGGCAACTCCTACGGTACAGAACCACAGGAGAACGGCGTACAGGACTGGTTATTGCCATTGTCAGTACGCTACGAAAACACTTATGAAGTAATATAGCAAGTAACAACCGGCTATCAATTGGAGATAGTCGCTAACCTACACAGCCTTTTAAAAGTTATAGGCAGAAAGGACATTTCTATGGCAGTTACAGGCAGGATTGACCGTAAATACATGGCTCACTATATCGATGCAGGCTCTCTCTGTGGAGGACTGACACCGAAATATGAGCGTCTTGGAAAAGATCTGGAAGAGTATAACATAGATCTCAATCCAGACACCGAAACAACTCAGAATATTCTTGGACAACCCTCATTTCAACACAATGGTTACGAAGCCTCATCAGAAGCTGATCCGTTCTATGCAGATACCACATCTGATCTGTTTGGAGCATTGCAGAAGATTGTAGACAACAGATACAAAGACGACAACCTCAAAACAACAGCTGTCGAGGTTCATCTCTGGGTAGAAGCCACAGCAGACAAGTATGAAGCATATCAGCAGGCGTGCTATGTTGTGCCAACCTCCTACGGGGGTAATACATCCGGCTATCAGATTCCGTTTACCGTTAACTATGTTGGTGAACGTGTAAAAGGAAAATTTGATATCAGTTCCGGTACATTCACAGCCGACAGTGAATAAGCACATACACAAGGAGGATATGCTAAATGGCAAAAGTAATTAATACCAAAATTGATGATGGAATTTTTACATTCACATTCACCAACAATGAAGATGAAGTCTTTTCTTCTTTCAAACTGAATCCGACGGACATTAATGTAGCAGCACGTGCAGAGGAATCGGCAGGGTACTTTGAACAGCTTAAAGATTCTATTCAGAAGGTCACTTCCGGCAAAGAAATGGCTGAACTAAATAAACAGATTGAGGATAAAATCAATTATCTGCTCGGATATGAAGCGTCAAAAGACCTGTTCAAGGAGCCGATCACGGCAACCACTGTATTCGGAAACGGTCAGGTGTTCGCTTACATTGTTCTAGATAAAATCAGTGATGCGATAAAGCCGGAAATCGAAAAGAGAAAGAAGAAAATGCAGGCAGCAGTCAATAAGTATACGGAGAAGTATGCAAAATGACCGCCTATGAGCTTCCCACCTCACTAAACATAAGTGGGGTGGATTTTTCTATCAGGACAGATTTTCGAGCAATCATTGATATTCTCATAGCCATGAACGACCCGGAACTGGACGAACAGGCAAAAGCAGTTGTTATGTTACAGATTCTGTTTGAGGACTGGCAGAGTATACCGGCTGAGTGTCTGGATGAAGCTTGTCAGAAAGCATCGGATTTTATCGACTGCGGACAATCTGACAATAATTCGAACCACCCTAAACCCCGTTTGATGGACTGGGAGCAAGACGGAGACATGATCGTGCCGGCTGTGAACAAAGTTGCCGGTAAAGAAATCAGAGCAGTGCCATATATGCACTGGTGGACGTTTTTTGGGTACTTCATGGAATCCGGTGAATGCCTATTCAACACAGTTGTTGGAATCCGGTCAAAAAAGGCAAAGGGTGAAAAGCTCGACAAATGGGAAAAGAAATTCTATCAGGAAAATAAGAGCATTATTAATATAAAAGCACGTCTCAGCGACGAGGAGCAAGCGTATAAAGATGCGCTGAATGAGATGTTGAACCTCAAATAGTTAGGAGGTGGACGCATGGCTGCTGATGGCTCAGTCATTATTGATACCAGAATGGATACAACCGGTGTCCAAAATGGCGTATCATCTATAAAACAGTCATTTAACGGCCTTGGGAGTGCTGTAAAAAAAATCGCTCTGCTGATTGGCGGAGCGTTTGCAGTTGGCAAGTTAGCACAGTTCGGAAAAGAGTGCGTGGAACTCGGCTCTGACCTTACAGAAGTGCAGAACGTGGTCGATGTTACATTTACCACCATGTCCGACAAGGTCAATGAATTTGCAAAGAACGCCATGACCTCAGCCGGACTGTCAGAGACAATGGCAAAAAGGTATGTCGGTACGTTCGGAGCAATGTCTAAGTCGTTCGGATTTTCAGAATCACAGGCTTACGACATGTCAACGGCCCTGACGCAGTTGACTGGTGATGTAGCATCATTTTATAACATTAGTCAAGACTTGGCTTATATCAAGCTGAAATCCGTGTTTACTGGCGAAACGGAAACATTAAAAGATTTGGGCGTGGTAATGACCCAGTCGGCACTTGACCAGTATGCACTGGCTAATGGTTATGGCAAAACCACATCTGAAATGACAGAACAGGAGAAAGTTGCCCTCCGTCTGGCTTTTGTACAGAAACAGTTATCGGCTGCATCTGGTGATTTCATTCGAACATCTGATTCATGGGCGAACCAAGTGCGAGTTATGCAGTTGCAGTTGCAGTCTCTTAAGGCAACAGTCGGACAGGGATTGATTAATATTTTCACGCCTGTACTGAAAGTAATCAACATTCTACTTGGTAAACTGGCAACTCTGGCGAATGCTTTCAAGTCATTCACGGAGCTTATTACTGGTAAAAAATCATCTGGTCAAACGAGCGGAAGTGGGGCGGGCCTTGCCGGAACGGACGCGATCGCAGATACTGCAGATCAGTATGGACAGGCGGCAGACAATGCAGAGAAATTGGCGGATGCCAATAAAGATAATGCAACAGCCACGAAAAAAGCAAATAAAGAAACAAAAAACTATCTTTCATCGCTTGATGAAGTTCACAAAGCCACATCTACAGGTAGTGGTTCATCTTCCACGCCATCTTCATCTGGTGGAAGTGGCGGAACAGGTAGCAGTGGTCTTCCGAGTTCAGTAGGAAATGTGGACTATGGCAATCTCGCAGAGGGCGAAACCGCACTTGACAAGATTAGTGATTCCGCAAAGAAGCTTGCTGACCTTCTCAAGAAACTCTGGAAACCATTTCAGGACGCTTGGAAAAAAGAGGGCAAGAACACTATTGATGCGGCAAACATTGCTTTGTCGGGAATTGCAAAGCTCGCTAAGAGTGTAGGCAAAAGTCTTGTAGAAGTCTGGACAAATGGGACAGGTACAACAATGCTCACGACCATGCTGAGGATTGCTCAAAACGTGCTTAAAACTATCGGGAATATTGCATCCGGTTTTGCCGATGCGTGGAATAAGAACAATGTCGGAACACAAATCATACAGAACATTGCAAATGCCCTTGTAGTAGTTATGCAGTTTGTTGAGAAAATTGCAGAGGATACAGCGACATGGGCGGCGAACCTTAATTTCTATCCTCTACTGGAATCTATCAGCAATCTGACCAGTACGTTTGCACCGATCCTGGAATCTATCGGAAATGTTCTTGAATGGATCTATAACAATATTGTCCTCCCAATGCTCAAATGGGTGATTGAGACAGGACTCCCGACAGTGATTAACTTAATTGCTGATTTGGTTGGATTCTTTACAGACCATCAATCTATTATCGAAGCATTTGGCGCAGCTCTTATAGGTGCATTTGCGGCAGGAAAGATCGCAGTACTGGCTAAAAGTATCAGTGGAAGCATCACGACCGTTATGGATTTTGCAAAAGGTCTCATAGCATTAATGACCGGTTCTGGTGGAATCATTGGTGGTATTAAAGCTATTGCGACGGCAATTGGGCCGGGTGGAATTTTTATAGCGGCAGTAACGGCTTGCATTGCGATTGGTGTTTTACTGTACAAAAACTGGGACAAAATAAAAGAAGTTGCAGGTGCGGTATGGAGTTGGATTAAAGACAAAACCATAACTTTCGTTGATGGAATAAAATCTAAATTGAGTAATTTGGCAGAAAAGATTGTTTCTATCTGGAATGGCATAAAATCAAGTGCAAAAGAAAAGTGGAGTGCTATATGGTCTACTATAAAAGAAGTTGTAAAGAGGATAGTTGATGGAATCGTTGATAAATTCAAAGGCGCAAGAGACAAGGTTGTTGATACGTTCGAGGGAATCAAAAACAAAGTCAAAGAGATATTCAACAAAGTTATCGGTATCGTAAATGGCGCAATCGGTACGGTGAACGGTGCGATCAGCGGAATTGAATCCGCATTCTCTTTCGGTCCGTGGAAAGTACCTACACCATTCGGCTCTAAGACGATCGGGTTCAGTGCAAGTTTTCCAAGAGTACCGACTATTCCATATCTGGCAAAAGGTGCGGTTATTCCACCAAGAAGTGAATTTCTGGCTGTGCTTGGTGACCAGAAACAGGGTAATAACATTGAAACACCAGAAGCACTGCTTAGAAAAATTGTTCGTGAGGAAACTGGTGGACAGCAGAGCGGTGGAAATTATCGTTTTACCGCTCAGATCAACCGAAGAACAGTATTTGATGAAATTATCGAAGAAGCAAAGTTAAGACGTGATACAAGCGGCAGAAACCCGTTTGAACTGGCATAGGAGGTGGAAACGTGGCAACTATTCCAAAAAGCATAACAGAACGATACAAGATGAATGGGATTTCCATCTATCAGCCAGATAAAGATATGGGTTATAACCTCGAAACAACTTATTCAGAAGGTAGCAACCGCACGCAGTTCGGAAAAGCGCTGTTAACTCCATTGTTTACAGTCGAACAGTATAGCTATGAAGCATCAAATGTTCCAGTTATAGAGGCGAACAAAATTCTCAAGGTTATCGCAAAAGGAAAAACTTTCAATTTGTATCATTGGTCACTTTACCACATGACATGGAGGACTGACCCGTTTTATGTCGGAAAAGCAAGCCTAACTATTGGAGAAATTTCGCCAGACTTAAAATTTGTATCAAAAATATCTTTTAACATGCAGGGGGTGAATCCACTTGATTAATGCATCAGACGTATTCAAGCAGAAACTACAGGACGGAGAAAAAGTCTGGCAGGAAGTGGAAATCACATTTCCTGACGGAACTGTAAAAATCGTAAAAGATGAAATCATGGGCGAAAACTGCACCTTTTCCGATTGTGCAGAAAGTAGTAGCTTTCCGATTGGCTGCGTTGTTTGTAAATCCATGACATTGGAGTTGGACAACACTTCAGACCAGTGGAAAAACTATAACTTCTACATGGCGAAAGTTCATGCGTATCTTAAAATGCAGACCTCTGTAGCAAGTCCGGCTGCGACAGATGAATTGTTGGATGAAAGCCATGAGCCAATTCTTGACCAGAGTGGCGGTACGATTCTGACAACAAAAGCAGCGACAGAAGATAGAATTGAAAACATTGATAAAGGCGTATATACAATCACGACGCCGGAGCAGTATGGCGAATTACTTAGCTTTACGGCTCTTGATGATATGTACAAAGTGAACGCCACATATACATCAAAACTGGCATTGCCTCAGACAATAATAAGCCTTGTCAGAGATGCGTGCGATACATTGAGCATCCCATTTGGTGGAACAATGCAGCATGGTAATCTGATTATATCAGAGATTCCAGAGAATATGACATTTCGCCAGTTATTCGGATGGGCGGCAATGCTTGAGACTGCGAACGCCCGTCTGGATAACAGAGGATACTTGCAGTTTATTAGATGGGATTTTTCCAATGTACAAGAAGATTACAGCGCAGTAGTGGACGCTGATGGAAATGTAATATTTAAAGGCGGCGCAAATATTGACTCAGAGAACTTTATCAGTCCGACAGGGAACTGGACAATTGATAGTGATGGATTCTTGACACTGATTGAATCAGCTACTGACGCATCTGAAAAGCTCAAAGACTTTTTTACAAGTCCAACTGTTTCTAGTGATGATATTATAATCACTGGAATCAAGCTAAAAAATAGAGAAAATGAAGCCATGTACGGAAGTACAGGATATGTTCTTGAATTGGAGAACGACCTTGTTGCGGATTCGGACTTGGAGACGGTAGCTGCTCAAATCGGCGATTCCATAATTGGAGCCAAATTTCGCAACATGTCGGGAGAACTTGCGTATAATCCGCTCATTGAGTTCGGAGATATGGCATACACTTACGACCGCAGATGGAATAGATATATCACTCCGCTGACGGACGTTTCTTGCTCTGTTAATGGAAAAACTACTGTAAAAACTCAAGCCGATGATCCGATCAGAGGAATGAGCAAATTTGTTTCTGATGGAACGAAAGCCATTGCTGAAGCAAGACGACTTGTCAAAAAAGAACGTTCAGCTAGAGAAGAAGCTGTAAAAATGCTTGAAGATACTCTTAAAGAGTCTTCCGGCTTGTATGAAACATCGGTCACGCAGGAAGACGGCAGTACAATCACATATCTGCACGACAAGCCTACACTTGCAGAATCTAAGAATGTCATCAAATTCACAGCAGAAGCCATTGGTGTATCCAATGATGGTGGTAAAACATATCCGTTTGGTTTCCAATTAACCGGAACCATGATAGCAAAATTGTTATACGCAGAGGGAATTAATGCGGATTTTATTAACGCCGGTGCGCTTACTATTAAGGACGGGCAAGGAAATATAATCTTTTCCGTCAACATGGACACAAATTCTGTGTACATAAACCCGGAATATCTGATGATTGGAGATGTAAGCCTGTCTGACAAAATCAAAGAATTGGATGAAAATGTTGCCGCAGCTAAGAATATGACCATGACGCTCTCGAATGAATATCAGGCAATTTCTACTGATGAGAACGGAAACATCCCCGGAGAGTTTCCACAGGTGCAGACCACCGCACAGGTAATGTATGGCACGATGGACGTAACGGACGATTGCAGTTATACGATCACAGAATCTGAAAATGTGACCGGAATCTGGAATAAAGCTACGCACACTTATACTGTTAGCGAAGTTACGGCAGACAATGTATGGGTTGATATCAAAGCAGTGTATCTGAATGCCATCACCATAACTAAAAGATTCAGCGTATCTAAGCAGAAATCTGGCACTCCCGGAAGAACTTACGTGTTAGAATCATCTACTACAATTCTGAAAAGAGAAAGTGAAAACAGCATAACGCCAAATGTTGTGATATTTAGCGCGCACTACCGTGATGGTGAGAATGCAGGTAGAAGAAATTATTCTGGAAGATTTGTGATTGAGGAAACGTCCGACGGAAAGACATGGGAGACCGCTTATTCGAGTGTAGTAGATGAGACCAGTGTTAACTACTATGTAGATTACATTTTTGCGGATTCTGATGGAATATTGATTGCAGACAGCGACGGTTCACTGATTGGTGCTCGTTCAAAAGATATCGTAGGATTACGGTGCAGCTTGTACGCATCGGGTGGAACCACGAATCTGATTGACACAGTCAAACTTGATGTTATCACAGAAGTCACGGCTCTGACACAGGAAGATATTTTGAAGCTTCTGACCAATGACGGAGAATGGAAAGGCATTTACAAAGGCGCAGACGGGGAACTGTACATTTCGTTCAGTGCCGCAATGGGCGGATTATTGAAACTGGGCGGAAAAAACAATGGAAATGGTGCTTTACATATTTACGACGATGAGGGAAAGGTAAAAGCAACATTAAATTACAATGGACTTGTCGTGTATGAAAGTCCATTAAATCCTGACCCTACAGTATCCCAGACGTATTCAGGACTTCTTTTTGACGGTGCTTCAATTCATCCTGTTAAAGGCAAAACAAACTTATCGGATGATGAAATTATCATTGTTGCCGATGATAGAGGGATTTCCTATTCCCGGCTCAATGATAATGGTGAACTTATTTTTGAAGCAACATTTGAAGAATTGTATACAGACTTTTTTTCTTGTGGCGAGTTTTATTGCGAATTCGGAGAAGCAAAACTTGATAGCTTGGAAATCGAAAATGTATTTACTGCAAAGAAAACGCTTGGTGGCAATGATTTTTTTAATGCAGAATTTCAAAAAGAGTTATCTTGTCGAGGCGGAATTCGAGTATATAGTTATCCAACAGTCACAAGTGGATACAATTGTTATATCAATCAAAATACTTACCAGTTATCCAGATTCAGTTCTTCATCCGAACGCTACAAAATTCTTGGAGCAGAGCTGTCTAAAGAATTTATCGACAACCTGTACAATATCAAACCAATAATGGCACGGTACAAAGACGGTTATCTTGACGAACATGATGAACGCGTAGGAATAAATTTTCCGATGTTCAATGCCGATGACGTTGACAAATATTTTCCTCTGGCAGTCGATCATATAGACGGAAAACCCGAGAACTGGAATGAACGTATTATGGTTCCGGCAATGTTCGCGATGCTCAAGCAGCAAAAATCAGAAATAGACAACCTAAAAGAGGATATTAAAGAACTGAGAAAAATTATAAAAGAAATGAGAGGTGAATAATATGGCAGATGCATTAGATTCAAAGAAAATCAGCGCATTCATTGACAATGCAACACCGGCAGATACAGATTACTTCCTTAATGCGACTGGAGATGTAATGAAAAAAACAAAAGTGTCGCAACTGATCACATGGCTGAAGGAGAAGCTGGAGATCAATTCGCTAAACACGAAGTTGACGGATTATGTAATGATTAAAACATTTTCTAAATCCGTCACTCTCTCAAATGGTGGTGGCGATATACTATTTTCAAATATAGCATTGACAGGATACACTGCAATTGGGATCGTGCAGTGTAGCTTTTCCAGTTCCTGGATAGCTTCAACTGGTATGTATGTTGATAGTGCCGGAGCTCACGTTACTGTAAGAGATGTCGGAAGTCCTACGTCTTCTAGTGTCACTGTGAATTGTTACGCAAAAGTTCTGTATGTAAAAAAATAATTAAACTTTCACAAACTGCAAAATATCAAATGTACCAGTACCAGAACGGATTCCTGACTAACAGCTGAACCGTGCATATAGCACCGATGCAACATTTCTTGTTTTTACAATTTGCTGAATTTTAGAAAGAGAGGACAAAAGAATGCTAAAAGAAAATATCACAGTACTTAGGAAAATCTTATATGCGGTCGAAACCGGTGGACAGGTATATGGAAATCAACGTTACAATGCGTTCATTGGCGCCGGTGCAAACACTCCGAACGAAAAAGCAATCACTATCGGAGCTGGTCAGTGGTATGCAGGTGAAGCCAAACGGCTCTTGCAAAAAATACAGAGAGGAAATCCGGCACTATTCAAAAAAATGGACACTCAGGGGCTTGAATCTGACCTGTTGAAAAAGAACTGGTCTACCTATGCAATTTCCCCGTCATCCGCAAAAGCGAAATGTATCATTTCTATCATCAGTTCCGATCTCGGCATCAAGTGTCAGAATGAGCTGATGGAAGAACAGATTGGCGAATATTCTGAAAGTATCGCGAAGAAATACGGGACCATGCCGGACGATGCCATGATGGAATGCATCAACATTATTCATCAGGGCGGCGCATCTGCATTGCAGAGAATCCTGAGTAAGGCCAAAAAGCCTTATACTTCAGAAACCATCTATGCAGCATTATGCACAGACCCAGTAGACCCGAGACCGAATCAGGTTGGTGACTATACGACAAGGCAGAAGAAAGTCATCGAGATGATTCGAAAATATGCAAAAAAGGAGGCAATGACAGTGGCAAAAACAAAATTACAGGAATTTACCGATCTCGGTGATTATTACGCATCCAATGGCGGGTACCTTGAAAAGAAAAGCAATGCTTATCTGGATGATTTTAAAAAGAATGCAGGATATAACAATTATACCAAATTTGCCCGTGATGTAGATTCTTGGGGGCAGCCGGGATGTCAGGGACAGCCATGGTGCGCGGAATACCAGTTCTGGAAGTTGGCGAAAGTCTTAGGTATTACAAAAGCATTACAGATCATGGGCGGTGGATTCTACAATTGCGTATCCATCACTAATCATGCCAAAGCTAATGGAACATGGCACAAATCGCCAAAAGTAGGTGCGTTGATTATATTCCGTAACGGTTCCCATGTCGGCTCTGTTCGGAAATACAACAAAACCTATGTCTACACCAATGAGGGTAACACATCCAGCGTGGCAGGTGTTGTTGCCAATGGCGGCGCATGTCGAAATAAACAGTATAAGCTTACAGATTCCGCTATTGACGGTTATGTTTGGATTGACTGGGGAGAAGAGAAAACTGTTACAGAAACATGGAAAGCAACCGGCACAGCCACATCCACAGTAGACGATTTATATGTTCATGAGACACCGAACGGATATGTTCTCGGACAGATCAACAAGGGAAATCGTGTAGAAATCAGTGGTGAGAAATCCGGTATGTGGACGAAAGTCAAAGTTGCAGGAATCGGCATTGGATGGGCGGCAACTAAGTATTTGCAAGTTGACGGAGTAAAAAACACAACCACAACGATTTCTAAAAAACAAGATAAGACGCAGAGATTGTACACTGGACAGGTTACAGCTTCCAGCCTGAACGTCCGCACATGGGCTGGGGCAGAATACCCGAACATCAAAAAGTACCCAACGTTAAACAAAGGAAATAAGGTCGATGTTATGAACTTTACTCAGAAAGCCAAAGACGGAGTATCTTGGTACTATATCAGAATTGCTGGAAAATACTTCGGATTTGTTTCTGCAAAATACATTAAAAAAGTATAAAATTTAAGCCCCTTGGAGTTAATCCTTGGGGCTTCTTTGCATTGTATTGCATCAAATTCGGAATGATAAGAATTTTCTGGTTAGTCACATGTTGGTCACAAATAAATTGTTGGAATCCGCATAAATACGGCATTCTTACCTACTTTGCCTTTTCTAATGTAAATATTTTTACAACCTTCGCAAAGACGCATAAATACTGAAAAATGTTGATTTTATGCGGGCTTACGGGCTCTATATAGACATGTTTTGGTAAAATAAAAATGTCTTAAAAAGGAACGGTTAGTCACAGTTAGTCACAAATGGTTACTTTAACTATTTGCCGTTGGTCACAAAAGGAACTTTTATCTTTTTAATCTCTGACCGGAGTTCTTCTAGGGTTCTGTGACCGTATACAGCGTTCGTGACATCGTTCCCAAACGAATGTCCCAACATCCTCTTCCGGTCGTTCTCCCGGACGCCATATTTTTCACATAAAGCAGAGAATGTATGTCGGCAATCATGCGGTGTATGCTTTGGGTTTCCGACTATTCCTAATTTCTCCAATATTGGATAGAAACGAAACATTCTGTAAGTGACTTTATTCATATTCAGTAGAGTTCCATCAGTATCAATTCTTGATTTGACAAAGTTGTAAATACATGGATGGATAGGAACGATCCTGTCTTTGCCGGCTTTTGTTTTTGAACCACCTTGGAAATATCTTTTGTCCAGATTAACTTCCAGATTTTCAAGCTCTCCAATTCTCCAACCAGAATAGCACATGATCAGAATAAGTTGTACATCAGTGTCTGCTGAATTTTTCCATAGGATCTTCAATTCCTGCTCAGAAAAAGCAGTGCCATGCTCAGTGTCATCCTCTTTGTTTATCTTGACAAATTTAGATTTGTTTTCTGAAACGATCTCAGCGTATATTGCGTATTTATACATCTGGTTAAAAAGTACCAGTATTGCTTTCAGGCTTCCTTTTTTCAGTCCTTTTTGATTGTCAATGAATTCCTGCAGATTTGTAGCTTTTAAATCTTCGAAAGGTTTGTTATATAATGTCGTGCAATACGAATAGGCTGCCGAGTAGTTTGATTTCGTTGCTTTCGAGTAATTCGTTCCTTCGGCGAACTTCCATGCCATAAATCGTTCATATACCTCTGCAAACGTTAATTTCTTAATCTCTGGATCTTTGCCCTCTACTCCTTTTATCGTTCCGTAATCAGCCAATATGCGTGTCACAAGGGTATCTGTGTCGGTAGTAGGCGATACTGGTAAGTCATTCTCCATCCCGGGCTTGTACGTTCCGGCTTTGCAGGCGGTCAAAACAGCGAAGCCTTTCAGCCAGTCATCAACGTAGCAGATCGCAGGCGGACGGACTGCTTTTCCTGTTGTGTCCAGTGTAGCTGGCGGATGCACAGCATAACAATTCCTCCGATTCTTGCCAAGATAACGGATGCTCCCGAATCCGTTTGGCAATTTTGGATAAGTTTTTCTTTTCTTCGGCATGGTATTTCCCTCCTTGAATGTGAACAAATTTTCTGGATTGCTCAAAAATACCGAAGATGATACAATATAATCCGGTCAAAGAACATATATCAATATCATCTTGGTTGTGTTCTCATTTACGAAAACCGGTTCCCGTTGGTAGCGAGAGCCGGTTCTTTTTAGTATTTATTCTATTTCTGTAATATCAAAAGAATATCCAAGGACTTCTCCGACATCTGTGCATTTTCCTTTTAATGTAACTGTATCGCCTTTTGTAAGAGCGGATATTTTTGCCTTCTGGTCATCATTTTTAATGTAACACTGGACGCCAATGATTTCAAAGTCTCCATCGGCCATGAGATCAATATATTTTCCGCCTGCATCAATATTTGTGAGTTTTCCAGTAATCTCAAGGTATTTGCCTTTGTATTTGTCAGATGCTCCCATAGCGTTATTATTAAGGGCATCCATCATGTCATTTACAGATACAGATGTATATTCGATTGACTCAGATTCCTGTTTCTGACTGTCTGAAGCAGTTGCCTCTGTTTGTTTTGTCGTACTATCAGCGGATTTGTCTTCGCCTGTGACAGCACCGATAACCACTCCTATGATAAGTATTAATACAACCCAT